CCGCAACTGCTGGATCACCAGTAGCTGTGTCATTGAAAATCATACACCCTCTTGCAGTGACTGTTGCTGTACCAAAAGTTAGATCAGCAAAATCAGTAAATGCAGTAGTGCCTGATGTAGTCGGGTCGATTCTGGTTAAAGTTCCACCTTTCGCGGTGTAGTTTGTTCCACTTACTTCTGCTGTAGTTGTGTAAGCAGTTGTGGATGCACTCATAGTAGCTGAACTGGTATACAAGGCTAACTTGAAGGTGTCTCCTCCTGAAAGTAAAAAATCGTGCTTTGCTTCTAAGAGTTCTTTCTTAAAAGAAGTACACATTGCCTGTGTTATAGCCATTATAGCCTCCTAATAATATTTGCAAGATCTTTATGGCCTTGCGATTCTAATTGATTGCATATCGTACACATGTGGTTTTTAATCGCCTCTTGCATATAATAAACAATGACCTGATGACACACATTTTTAAAAGCATGGGCTTGCGCCTTAAGTTGGTCAGGGGCTGTGTCTGCCACCGAAACCAATCTATTAGTAGCCATTTCAGCAACTTCTTCTACTGTATGACCCCTACCATGTGTTGTCTTTACTCCAAGGTTTCCTATGGAGATTGTAAATGAATCAGTTTCCATCAATATTTCTCTGGTTCTGGCGGTCCAATGTCCTTTCTCCCAGATACGCCCGCAAGAGGTTTCTCCTCCAAAACGTCTGAAAGTTTTCCAACACTTAACTCGCCTTGTTCTAAATATACCACAGGTGGGTTTTCCAATCTATGGTATCCATATAACTTTTCTTCTATGGAGACATTAGTATCTAACAAGGAAGAGGTAGGTGCAACTGAGACAACTATATTTTTGCTTATACACTTAGATAGCCAAAACTCACAGCAGGCTCTCCCCATCTCGCCAAAGTGCACATTGGTTTTATAGGTAAAGTCTGCACCGAATATATTGATTTCCCCTACTTCTTGGTACAGGGCATAAGCTATGGCATAAGCGATAGAGTTATTAAAATAAGAGCATCCTGTTGCCTTTATCACCTCTTCTAAAGGGTAGGTCCTAATTCCTGGAACGCGATGGTCTGTGGTGCAAGAATAGATCGGAATATCCAATCTAGGCAAGGTTTTGCGCATAACATGGGTCTGTGGCCCAGCGTCAAAGGTCTCAAAAAAGCGGGTTGCTGGGTCCATAATAAAGGCTCTGTCGGCTTTTACTACAGCACACATTGAACCAATCGCCCAAACTTCGTCGTATTCTTGGCTGTGGCTAATGGATAGATGATAGTCCAACTGACTCTTGCCCATAGCGACAATAGCGATCTTTTTGCCCCCCAGCTCTGTGTTTTCAGTTGTCAAAAATTATTGTTGTTGCGGTGGTGTTGTCATAACCCGTTGTCTATCAAAACGGTTCTCATCACGAGTTGCTCTGCCTTCCATTAAAGTAGTTAATCTAATAAGGTTTTCCTGGAAACGCTGCTCAAACAAAGCGGTTTCACTAGGGTCTTGCTTCATAAAAATACTAGCCTCGACTAAAGAACCATATAGCAGCAAATCAGGTGCGTTCTTTGAAACCCAGGTTGTTCCACTATCTCCAGTGGTAGTCAATGATGCGGGCTGATACAGATAATGTAGCTCAAAAGTTAGGTTAGCATTAGGCGTTGGGCCCAGTATAAAGGTGTCATCATCAAACTGGGCGTAATATTTAGGTACACCCGTTGTTGAAGCGGCTTGTGTGTAGTTCCGCATGAAACTAGGGTGCTTTAGTAACAGAAACGTATAGTCACTACTACTGTCTAATACGGACAGACTTAGAGGAGAAATATAGTCCGAAGGGGTTGCTAGATACTGGTTCCCAGACGTAGCTGTTCCAGTAACGTTTTTACGAAAAACGTTAAGCTCAATCGAATTAAAGACACGGTTTTCCGCCTGTTGGATAAACGTATCGAGGGTACTTGTAAAAGTGCTCTCTGTGTTATCCATGTAATTCTGGATAGCTGTCTTTAGTCCACTGTATGTAAAACTCACGTTGTTGGCCCTGCTGTTACTATAAAGCCACCACCGGTAATATCTCCGGTTGTAGCAGTTCCTGTTGAAGTAAATTTATATTCGTTTGTGTCCACCACTGTTATTGTATACCCATTTTCGTTTTCAAGCACGGTTGTTGTGATTCCATCAAAAGCAGCGGTCTCTCTAAAACGAACTGTATCTCCTGTGGTTCTAACGTGTTTAAACTCGGTCACATGAATCACTGCATTTGCTCCAGAGGCCTCTGTTCTAAAAGGATTTAAAGGCAGTAAAGTTTGAGCTGGGCCCACCGAAACAAAGACTCCTCCGCCTCTTGTGCCCGTGGTCCCTGTTCCAGCAATCGCTGAAAAAGTATAGGTGTCAGCGTCTACCTTTGTAATTGAATACGAATCTGGGTCCGTTAGTGTTGCGACAGTAAAGCCATCGAAAGCCTCTGCTCCTCTAAAACGAACCTTATCCCCGGTACTTCGACCATGGTCGTCTTCAAAGACTTTAATAACCGCACTTGCGCTAGTTGATAGGAAGGGGTTGTTTGTCAGTAATGCTTCCGCAACGGGTTCTATCCTTGCAGGTCTCGGGTCGCGTAAAGCCTCGGGGTCGGCTGCAAAACGAGGAGGGGTAAGTTGAGGGTGTTTAGGTTCCCATTGATCTGGGCCCACTAAAAAACCGTCCCAGGTTTTTCTCATGTCTCTTAAACGATAACGAAACCCTGAAATATCGCAGATACCCCATGCCTTTTTGCCGCTTGCAAAAGACATGTCTAAATAATTGTTCTGGCTGGGAGAAACCTAGAACTTACTGTGTCTATGTTCTCAGAAGCGGCTCGTTCCCATTCTTCGTCATACATTGGTTTAAGCAAAGCAACCCTATCTGGTGCTCGTTTAACCGCTATATAGTATGCAAGCCCTGCTGTCATTGCGGGAAGAAACTCAAAGGTTATCTCTAGTGTGTTGGTATAGACCCCAGCATCTTGTATACGTGTCAACGCATAGTATCTAAAAACGTCAGTTGAGTTTTCTGGTGCGGGGTACAGGAACAGTTTAGGTGTTATGCTTCTTTCCAAATAAAACTGAGTAGACCTAGACTTTGTGTCTTTGTTAGGAAGATAGTGATAATCGCTTCGACTAATCCTATTGACTTGGTAATCCGTTGTTGTGCTTCCGTTAGTGCGACGAATGACCGAAGACAAAACATTAACTACATCTGCGTCTAGGTCATAGCCCGTTGTTCCTTCAACCAAGGCTTCTGTTCTTTCAACAATGAGCCAAAGGTTAAGTCCACGATTAGCCCATTCAGCAAACATAAGGTTCAGAGACCTTCTAGCAGTCTGTAAATCGTATCCGGTTCTTAGCTCTAAGCCACAACGCTCAAAGGCTTCTTCAATTAATTCGTCAACGTTCAGGTCAAACGCTGTTGTTCCTGAAGTAGCCACGATTAAGGCCTACGGTCTTTTTTCTTGTAGCCGGTGATTCCGCCTTTTGAATAACCCATCATAGGCGTAGTCATTCCTCCGCCCATATAACCTTTAACTTTTTTAGACTTGCTGGATTTCGTCCAATCTTGGCCTTCTTGTATTGCCCTTCTTCTGTTTGTCAGTCCTGGCATTCTATTCTCCTAATTAATAGCTTTTTCTAAATTCCGCTACTATTGTGTAATGGTCATGTGCTGTATGCCCGTGAGTTGTTAAATCAACATCTCCGTTTATACCACTTCCTGCATTATTGGTAATACCGCCCCAATCTCTAAAGTCATAATAACCCGAAGAGACTCCTACTGCGGCACTTCCACCAAGGACAACTGCAACAACATTTGTTGAAGCGTTCCATTCAATAGCAACCCTAAAACCTCCGATGTCATACCAAATTTGCGTAAGGACAACTCGTGAACAAGCCGTGCCTTCATCATTGGTATTAAGTCCTGAGACGTCTATTTTAGCAACAGACGCTTCTCCTGTCCCATCGGAGATATTAGTGAATTTATAAACCAGCTTTCTGTCAGTGTCTATAAGTTTTTGACTTGTAACTGCATCAGCCATAAGTTACTCCTACTTATATATTAAGTTTGATTAACGAGTAATCAGTAGTTACATCAACCAACATAGTTGTACCAACGATATCTAGGATATCACTTGTTGCTGGGGCTACGCCACCTGCAACGGTTGCTGATCTCACTACGTTATGCCCAAGCACTAT